GAGAATACTTAAGAGATCATGAAGATGGTCATGGTGAGTTTGTAAAAGGGGTTTGGGTATCAGCTAAGTCATTAGCAGGTAGAGCCTTTTACTTTGAAACTTACTTGCCTGAGTATGGAGCATTGTTTGATAAACTTCCAATATCGGCTTTTCTGAGTTCTCCAAAAACTCCAGATCCTGATTTGGATTTACCAAACTTACAGTTTTGGAATTGCATGGATTATGGGGTTGTCTGTATCCATAAGCAATTTATTGGTTCGATGGATTACGAAGTATTCACCAGAAATCATGGTGTAATGAAAGGTTACTATATTGCAACCTTAGATAACTATCATGACAATTCTGATGAAGTTGACTGGTCTACAAGTGAACAGCCATCGGAACATAAAAGTCATAATTTAATTGAACTGGAGAATGGTCAGTATGGCCTGTATCCAAATAACAGAATGAGGGTTTACGATAATTCTTTAACACCGCAAGAACCAAAAATGCCAGACTTCAAAGTATCAACTGAGTATTATCAGGTTGAAAATGGTAACGATTGGGGTAGACTAGGTGATACTGATGAATATTTCTGGCAAACACCAGAAGAAAAAAAGAAGAAAAAATAATGTATGCAATAAGAGTTTATCGAAGACCAAAAAAAGATGCACCAGTTTTAGAAATGGTTTTATGCAAGGGGTGTGTTACTCCGAAGTTATGTCGTAAATCATGTAAATGTGATGTAGAGGAAGATATTACAAATGGCACAGACAAAGAAAAAAAAGAAGTCATCAAAGTCAAAAGCAGTACCAACAAATCCTAGTTTGTATGCAAGAATAAAGGCTAAGACTAAAGCAAAGTTTGATGTTTATCCATCAGCCTATGCAAATGCATATTTAGTGAGAGAATATAAAAAAGCAGGTGGTGGATACAGGACTAAGAAGGGTTAGTCATGGCAAAACCAAAAGGCGGACTTACTAAGTGGTTTAAGAAAGAAAAGTGGGTTGATATATCAGCACCGAAAAAAGGTGGTGGATTTGAGAAGTGTGGCAGAAAAAAGGCAAAAGGCAGTAAAAGAGGATATCCAAAATGTGTGCCGACAGCCAAGGCTAAATCAATGACAAAATCACAAATTAAGTCTGCGGTAGCTAGAAAAAGAGCAAATCCAAAGGGAAAAGTGAAAACAATACTGAAAAGGGGCAAAAAATGATGAAAAAAAAGAAAAAATCAAATGGTTTGACCGCAAAACAGAAAAAATTACCAAAAAAACTGCAACAAGCAATTTTAAAATCAAAAAAGAAGAAATAAAATGCCGAAAATGGATGATAATGAATTAGGATCTGTAATAAGGTCTGAAATTCAACAGGCACAAAACTATTTTGAGACAGAATTTGCTGATGCAAGAATGAAGGCCATTGATTATTACCTTGGTGAGCCATTGGGTAATGAAAGAGATGGATTTAGTTCAGTCGTAAGTCATGATTTTGCAGATGTAGTTGAAACATTAATGCCATCATTAATGAGAATATTTACATCATCAGATAAGTTTGTCAGATATGCCCCTAGAACCGCAGAGGATGCCGAGAGAGCCGATCAATTAACTGATTATGTTAATTACATCATAAATCAGGATAACGATGGCTACAGGATCATTCATACGTTTATAAAAGATAGTTTGTTATTTAAGTTAGGTGTAATTAAGTTTGGTTGGGATGAAAGCTATGAGGTCGAAGAGGCTGAGTATAATGACATTACCGATGAAGAGTTAGTAACCTTACTGGCAAATCCAGATATTGAGGTTGTATCTCAAAAAGAAAATACACAGACAATTATAGCTGAAGATGGTGAAGAGACTGAAGTTACATCTAGTTATAATATGAAGGTTAGAATCAGAAAAAAGTCTGGAAGGGTAAAATTAGAAAACGTACCACCAGAAGAATTTATTTTTAACAAGAATGCTAAAAGTTTAGAAGACTGTTACTTCATATGTCATAGAACACAAATGACTGTATCCGAGTTAGTTAGCATGGGTTACGATCAGGAGTTGGTCGAGCAGTATGCAGGGGATGTATATGGCGGTCAGGAAAGAGAAGAAAAGCAAAGAAGGTTTGAAGACATTGAGGGCGGTACTTACAGAGATCCAGAGGATGACAGCCAGAAGGATGTAATTGTAAACCAGATAACAATGAAAGTTGATTTTGATGGTGATGGAATTGCAGAACTTAGACAGATACTAGCTATTGGTGATAGTGGTGACGTAATACTCGAGAATGACGTATGTGACTATATTCCATTTGCTGTAGTATCTCCAATACTGATGCCTCATCGATTGGTTGGCCGATCTATATTTGATGCAACCGAAGACTTGCAGACAATTAAAACAACATTAATGAGACAATATTTGGATAGTACTTATCACTCAGTATTGCCAAGATTAATAGTTCAAGAAGGCCAGACAAATCTGGATGACGTACTTGATGGAACAGCAGGTGGTATTATCAGGGTAAGAAATGCAGGTGCTGTACAGCCTCTACAGGCACAGGGTGTAGGTAGAGAAATACAGCCATTGATGCAGTATCTTGATGAAGTAAAAGCCGACAGGACTGGTGTATCAAGACAAACACAGGGTTTAGATCCATCTGTGTTGCAGTCAACTACAGCTTCTGCTGTACAGGCTACAGTAAAGGGGTCTCAACAAAAAGTAGAAAGTTATGCCAGAACAATTGCCGAGACAGGCATGAAAGACTTGTTCAGGGGCATACTTCATCTAATTACAAATTATCAGCAACAGCCAAGAATTGTCAGACTTAGAAATAAGTTTGTACCTGTTGATCCGCAAGAAGGCTCAAGCGGTTTTGATATAATTGTAAATGTAGGGTTAGGAACAGCTAATGATGAACAAAAAGTCTCTATTCTCCAAGGTATTGCAAGTAAGCAAGAAGTTATTTTGCAAACTCTGGGAGTTGATAATCCGATTTGTAACTTGGCTCAGTATGCTAATACGCTTAGACAAATGGTGGATGTTCTTGGTTTCAAAGATGCCGACCAGTTTTTCAAACCGCCTCAAGTCGTACAAGCAGAAATTGCCCAAAGACAACAAGGACAACAACAACCAAATCCAGAAATCGAAAAAATCCAAGCGGAAATCGAAGCCGAAAAAATCAAACTCGAATCCAAAATAGAACTTGATAGATTAAAGTTACAGGCAGAAATCGAGTTGAAGAAGGAAGAGGCTATGGCTAGACTTGATATAAGAAGACAGGAGATGGCTCTTGAAGCAGAACTCAGAGTTGCAAAAGCAGTCACAGACAGCGATATCTCAACCAATTTACCAAGAAACTAGAAACCATTTTGGTGACGTATTAAGTCTATTAGTAGCTTCCCAATTCCATCACCATTGGAAGCTACACCAAGTCAAGAGGGTGTTTAATCCTCCACTATATCATGGACAGTTCAGAATTTGGTATAGTAACTCTCATCCTCTTGGCTTTTGTTGTTGGGCATGGGTAAGTGATAAAATTTTAGATCAGTTGCTGACAGGTCAATACAAGATACAGCCAGATGATTGGAAGTCAGGAAATAATTTATGGTTGGCCGAGTTTGTTGCTCCATATGGACAAACTGGATACATGGTCAGAAACATGAGGCATTTTATTAAAAAAACATATGGCAAAGATATAAAAGGATTTTGGTATAGGTCAGCAAAGAAAAAAGTTGGCTATGCAAAAAGTTAGGAGATACAATGGGTGAAAGTGCAGATCAGGGTCAAGATACAAATGAATTTGTAAGTGAACGAGAATTAGACATAATAGATTCACTCGCAGATCAATTAAAAGAGGAAAAAGATAGAGGTGATGAAGACACAACTGATAGTCTATCTGCTACAGATTTACAACAAATTGAAAACTTGACCTCAAATAGAACTGTAGATGTTGGTGCAGGAGATATTTTTGGTTTAGGGGAGAGTATTGAAAAACAATTGGCATTAGGCGGAACACCTGTATTTAACCCAGATGGAACAATTGGTGGTGTCATGGGGTCTATGAAAAATGCACCAGTATTTGGAGCATTGCCAAGCATCATTTCAAATATATTTCCAGATGGACAAGTTTACACAGGTCGAGCAGAACTTGATCCAAACAGATTTACCCCAGATGATGACAATACTAGTGATGTAACTACACCACCTGTCATGAACCAGATGACAGGCAAAAGCCAATGCCCTGAAGGATATGTATTTGATACTCAATTACAGGCCTGTAGGCTGAAGACAAGGACTGATGATCAATTAGGAACACCAAAAGATCCACCAGATGGTGGGCAAATGTTTGCTAGAAATTATTCATTATTAAATCAAACACCTATGAATGTACCGCAGGGGTTTGACTATAATGCTATGAACACAAATTTTATGAATAGGTTTGGCACGAGGCCATCTATTTTTAAAAGACCGCCTAACTTACTAGGCTTTACACCATTTGGAGGGCAATAGTGGCAAGAGATGGAAAACTTAGAGAAGAAGTAGAGAAGGGCAAACAGGTTGATGCCCTGACAAAAAATCCAATGTTTAATGAGGTGTTTGAAAACTTGGAAGAAGAATTTTTGACCGCATGGAAAATGTCAAAGATGCAAGATAATGAAGAAAGGGAGAGAATTTATTATCTTTATCAATCTTTATTGGCCTTAAAAAATGCATTTGCAAATTTAAGTGCCAATGGAAGGTTGGCACAAAATCAACTGGATGAACTGGTTGGCAGAAAAAATATATATAATTAGGGGTAATTATGGAAAAACAGAATGAAAATTTAGACGTAAAGTCAGCAGTAGATTTACTATTACCATTGGAAGCCGAGGAAAAGGTAACTCCAGAAAGTGGTGTAGCCGAGCCAGAAGAGGCTCAAGTGTCAGAAGCCGAAGAGCAAGAGGAAGCCATTCAGGAAACTGAAGAGGTAGAAACCGATGAAAGTGATGAAGTAGAAGACACAACTTCTCAGGAAGATGAAGTAGAGGAAGTCGAGGAAGAGACCCCAGAACTCTACACTATCAAAGTTGATGGTGAAGAGGAACAGGTAACCTTGGATCAGGCTTTATCTGGTCATATGAGGGAGAAGAAATTTCATCGAGAACTTAACAAACTCAGTAATGAACGTAAGTCGTTTGAGGCTGTAAAAGCTGAAACGGAGCAATTGCAGGGTAGGTATAAGCAAGGGTTGGCGGAACTTGAAAAAAGTTTACAAGTCCAAGAGCCTAATTGGGATGAACTGCGAAAAACCAGAACTCAGGAAGAATTTAATGCAATCTATACTGATTGGTCAATTAGACAGGATCAGAGGAAAAAAGTTCAGGCTGAGATAGACCAAGTCAAGAAACGAGAGCAAGAAGAAAATGTGATCAAGTTTCAACAGCATATGAAAAACGAATTTGATAATATGTTGGACAAAATTCCAGAATGGAAAAATGAAAAGGTCATGGCGGATGAAAGAAAAGAAGTCGTTGCATATGCTAAATCTGCAATGGGTTATACTGATGATGAGATAGCTAATGCTGTTGATCACAGGGCAATTGTCGCATTAAGGAAAGCTATGAAGTACGATAATCTTATGAAGAAAAAACCAAACTTAGTGAAGAAAGTTAAGAAAGCACCAAGGATGGTAAAAGCAGGAACTCCTAAAACTAAAAATGAAATTGTTGCTAATCAAAATAAAAAGGTTAGAGACAGGTTCATAGCAAACAGCAGTATCGATAATGCTGTTGAGTTGCTACTTAATAAAAAATAGCCAATAAGGAGAAATTAAAATGGCACAATTTACCACAGCTAATGCGGTAGGTGAAAGAGAAGATCTCTCCGATATTATTTATCGGCTTGACACTACAGAGACACCTTTTTTCTCTACAGCAAAGAAGACTACTGTAAAATCAACACTAACTGAATGGCAAGTTCAGGAGTTGGCTACAGCAGATCAAAACTCAGTCAATGAGGGTGCAGATGCAAGTTTTGCAACACCAACAGCGACTACAAGATTAACCAACAATACTCAAATCTCAGTCAAAGATTTCCAGATCTCTGGAACATTAGAGGCTGTTGATAAGGCAGGTAGAGACAGAGAAACCGCTTATCAGAAAGTCCTAAAAGGTCTTGAGTTAAGAAGAGATGTTGAGAAGATTGTTACTGATCTTAACGTAGCAAAGTCTGGATCTGATCCAAGAAAATCAGCTACATTTGTAACATTTATTACAAATGGTGATGCTTCACCATCAGACATTTCTTTTGGAACTGGAGATGGAGCAAACAGTTGTGATTTAGTTGGAACTGAAGAAGCACTTACATTAGCAAAGATTGACAATGCTATGCAACAAGCTTGGGATGACGGCGGAAATCCCAGAATGCTCTTATGCAGTTCAACGAATAAGGCAAATATTTCTGATCTCAGTCAGGCAGGCACAAACCTTGTAACAAACCAAGTTAATACATCAGCAAATACTGCTCCATCATTTATTGGTGCGGTAAGTGTTATGATGAATGACTTTGGTACACTAGACCTTACAATGAGTAGGTTTATGTCAAACAACAAGGTTCATATTATAGATCCTGATCATATTATGATTGGTAATCTTGATGGAAGAAATTTCATTGAGACAGAGTTAGCCAAAACTGGTGATAGCTTCAAGCACCAAATTATATATGAGTGGACATATATGCCGACAGCACCGAAGGCTCATGCCTCTGTGATCGGTCTTAATGGATCATAATAATCATAACTGGGGAGGTTTCGGCCTCCCTTTTATAAGGTCAGTATGAAAAGATTAATTGAAAAAAACCCTTTCTCACAAAAAGAAATTTGGATGCATGACAATCCAGATGGGGGTTACACTATTGAAGAAAAACAACATATTAAGTCAGTTCTTGAGGCCAATAAAATCAGGCAAAATGAATTTAGAAAAAATAGTTTGATTGGCAATACTCAGAGGCATTGGCAACAGGTGGCAGAAATACCTTCACTTGTTTACATGGATTTGATGAAAAAGTTTGGTGATCCAAAGAAAGATCCAGATGCTCAGAAAAAATGGAAGAAGTGGCTCAATGATATTGATAATAGATATTTTAGAACAAATGGCGGTAAAGTATGAGTATATCAAATTACAGCGAGTTAAAAACAGCAATTGCTAATTTTTTAGCTAGAACTGATTTGACCGATCAAATACCAAATTTTATTCAACTTGCAGAAGCTAGGCTTTCAAGGGAATTGGAAAGCAGGGATCAGGAAAAAAGAGCCAATGCAACTTTGACTATTGGTGATGAGTATATTGCCCTGCCAACAGATTTAAGGGAAGTCAGAGAAGTAAAATTAAATACTTCACCAAATAGGGTTTTAGATTACAAAAGTCCAATTCAACTTGATAAAGACTTTCCATCTGCTTCTACAGGTAGGCCATTATCTTATTCTATCGTTGGTGCTGAGATGAAATTAAGACCGATACCAGACAGCACATATACAGCAGAAATTATTTACATTGGCGGTTTGTCTGCCCTGTCAGATACAAATACAGTCAATCAATTATTAACAAGGCATCCAGATGCATATTTGTCAGGTGCTTTAGTTGAGGCTTACACCTACTTAATGGATGAGGCCAGAGCATCAACTTATGATGCAAAATTTACAAGGGCAATTGAAGAAATCAGGAAAGATGAACAAAGAAGTCATTACGGAACTGGGTCTCTTCATATTAGTTCAGTTTATGCAAGACAATCATCATCAGCAAGTTAGGAGATAAATTATGTCAGCAATGAGTGATTATCTAGAATTAAAATTTCTAGATCATTTTACAGGAACTGCATCAACATCAGCACCATCTGCGGTTTACTTAGGTTTATCAACCGCAAGTTTACAAGACGATGCCTCTGGTACGGAATTGACAGGTAATAACTATAGTAGAAAAGCAATTACTTTTGCATCTGCATCATCAGGTTCAATTGCAAATAATAATTCTGTTGAGTTTGATCCTGCAACTGGTTCATGGGGCAATGTAACACACTTTGGTATTTTTGATGCTTCATCAAGCGGTAACTTGTTATTTCATGGAGCATTTACAAGTGGCAAAACAATTGCCTCTGGTGACATATTAAAAGTTGCAAGTGGACAATTAACGATAACTGCATCATAGGTTAGATCATGCCATTGGGAGTGCCAAGTTTAGATCAACTAGGCTCAACACCATTAGATCAGTTAAGTTTTGTTTTAGACAATGAAAGTGAATTATTAAAATTAGAATTTTCAAATCCTACTATTGATCAATTGGCAAGTTGGGATTTACTTGATAGTCTAGATACATTTGGAAATATTGACAGTCTTTCTTCATTAGCAGTTAAGCAGTCAAGTGGATCAATTTCAGTATCTGCATCAATATCAGGTGTAGGTGTTTTACTCAAAGGTGTTAGTGCTAGTCCATCAGTATCTGCAAGTGTTTCATCAACACCAAACAGAGTGCAAAGTGTGGTTGCAACGATTGTTAGTGCAGGAGGTGCATTTTCAGGTGCAACATTTACAGTTGTTAATGAGGCAGGCATAAATGTATCAGCATCTATAAGTGCTACGTCTATATTAATAAGACAATTGGTTTCTTCAATTAGTAGTTCAGCATCTACTACAGCAACTGGAAATTTTTCATTAAGTACATCAGGATCAATATCTACTGAGGCAACCATAACAGGTTCTAGCAATTTTACTGTAGGAACAAGTGGTTCTACATCATCACTTGCATCTATAACAGCCATTGCAAAAATTGTTGGTGATGATTGGTCAATTATTAGTGAAGGATCAGAAACTTGGTCAAACATTGCAGTTGGGAGTGAGGTTTGGTCAGTAGTGTCTAAGGGAAACGAGGTTTGGTATAAACAATGATAAAATTTGGAGAATGGTTGCCAGATCAGCCAGACATGGAAAATAGTGGTGTGACTGTAGCAACAAACGTAATACCAATAATAAATGGGTACAGATCTATAAACCAGTTTACAAGTGTTTCTAATGCAGGTGATGCAAGACTAAGAGGCCTGTATGCGGTAAAAGACAACAATGGGAACGTCAATTTATTTGCAGGTAATGAAACAAAACTTTATAAATTTAATGCAAGTAATTCAAACCTTGATGATGTAACAAAGTCAGCAGGAAGTTACTCATTATCAGCAGACAATGAAAGATGGAGATTTATTCAGTTTGGAACATCTGTAATTGCCTGTGGCGGTGTAGGTGAAAGTTTACAAGAATTTACATTGGGTACTGACACAAGATTTGCAGATCTTGCAGGTTCTCCACCAAAGGCAGATTTTGTTGCTGTAGTTGGTGATCAGGTATGGACTGCAAATATTGATGAAGGATCAGGCAGAATACCATTTAGAGCAAGATGGTCAGCATTGAATGATGCAACAAGTTGGACTGTAGGAACAAATCAAGCTGACTTCCAAGATATACCAGATTCAGGTGCAATAACTGGCCTGATTGGATCTGGAAGATATGCCACCATATTAATGGAAAAAGCCATTGTTAGAGCCTCATATGTCGGTACACCTTTAATCTACCAGATCGATAAAGTTGAAACTACCAGAGGTTGCACATTTAGTGGATCAGTATCTTATATTGGTCAAACAATATTTTATCTTAATGAGGATGGATTTTACCTGTTCGATGGAAGATCAAGCCAAGCCATAGGGCAAGAAAAAATAAATAAGTTTTTCTTTAATGATGCCAACATTGGTCAACTAGACAAAATTAGTTGTGCAATAGATCCAGAAAATAATATTGTGGCTTGGAGTTATGTGTCCAATGCAAGTGGATCTACATTACCTGACAAACTTTTAATTTATAATTATGTATTAAAGAGATGGTCAATAGCTGAAGTAGAGGCCGACTTGATAGCACCATTTTACACAGCAGGATATAATTTAGATCAACTTGATAATCTGGCAAGCAACTTAGACAGTTTAACTGGAGCATTAGATGGTAACTTGTATAAAGGTGGCACATTACTTTTTGGTGGATCTAAAGATAATAAAATATTTGCTTTTAACGGATCGCCTTTGAGTGCAACAATTGAAACATCAGAGTTTTCTATAAATAAAGGAAGACGATCAATTGTAACAAGATCAACACCTTATTACAAAGATGGGTCGGTAACTGTTCAGGTTGGTACAAGAAATACAAGTAGTGAGGCGGTTACTTTTTCAACAGCAAGTTCACTCAATAATGATGGATTTATAGAACATAGAGATCAGGGTAGGTATCATAGATTTAGAATGAATATTTCAGGTAATTGGAATATTGCTCAAGGATTTGATATTGAAGGTCAGGCATTAGGTAGAAGATGACCAGAGCAACAAATTATCCAAGATTATCTATTTATGAAGAAGATCCATTGATTGTAGCAAATGTAGTGAATAATATTCTTGATGGAAAAATAAATTCTACAGGATCAGTAACATTAGCAAATAGTGCAACAACGACAACTTTGTCAGATGACAGGATTGGTGAAGATAGTGTAATATTATTTATGCCAACGACAGCAGATGCATCATCGGTAAACATTCATGTTACAGGAAGACAAAAAGGACAGGCAACTTTAAATCATGCAAGTGCTACAACCACAAGATCCTTTGACTACGTCATTTTTGGCTGAGTTTCAAAGGTGCAGGGAATGGATTAAAAATGCCCTGAAGTTTGCACATGACAGTCATTCTCCAGAGGATGTATTGATAATGTGTCAAAAAGGTGATGCCCAGTTTTGGTCTTTTAAGGATAGTGCAATTATTACAGAGATAATTGATTATCCGAAAAGAAGAGTTTTAAGGTTTTGGTTGGCAGGGGGCAAATTGAAAACTCTGCTTCAAGTAGAAAAAAAAATAATACATTGGTCAAAGTTTTACTCCTGTGAGGGTGTAGAAATCAATGGCAGACGAGGATGGGAAAGAGTTTTGAAAGACTACAAACCATCAGCAATAACTTTAGTAAAGGAAATATAGTATGAGTAAAGGCGGAAGAAGCGGTCAGCAAAATGTGAATACACAAGTTGAGCCACCATCATATGCCAAACCATTTTTAGAGTTTGGTCTTAGTGAAGCAAAAGAAAGATATGATAAATGGAGAGAACAAGCTATAAAATACGCTGATAATCTAAATGGTATGGATGCTTCTTACCAGGCAGTATTTGAAGAAAATAATTTTGCATTTGGAAAATTATCTAGTAACCAATCATACACAATATTTTATGCTTATTTTGAAAATGCTATAGCAAATGCACAAAGTATTAAAAACTTATCTACATGGAAGGGTCAAAATATTGGTCCTGAACTAGAAAAATTAATGTTTGAGGAATATGATCGTGATCCTAAAGTAATAAAACTACCAAATAGTAATGCAACAAAAGATTTAGAAGATATAGCTCGTACTGCACAACAGGTTCATAATGTTGTTGATTCTAAAAATGCAGAAAACTTAAGAAAAAAATGGAAAGGTGCTACTAATTTTGGTCTTCAAACAATTTTAGATACTAAAACAGCAGGAACATTTAAAGCAAACACAGCTAATGAAGAAGTTATCTTAAAATATAAAGATTATTATGCAGGTGAAGTTAGTGAACCTACAGAACCCAGTAATGTAGTAGAAGTTTATAGGAGTATAGAGATTATATCACCGAGTGCAATTGAATATTTAGGAGGAACACTTCCTAACCAACCTACACCTTTACAAGAATATGTTTATGGGGAGTTATCAGGAAGTACTTTTAGAGATTTAGAAGAAATAAAAGAAGAAATAGATATCTTAATAGAAGAGTTTGAATCTGACACAGGTGAAGAAGATAATCAACAAAAAATAGAAGAATTAAGGGGTAATGGTACTCAATATGTAGGAATAGGCACTTCTCTTAACCAAACAACAGCAAGTAATAAAGCAAGAGCTGATGCTACAGATAAAGTACTTCAGGCAGCAGGTGTAGATAGTGGTAATGTAAATGGCCTTATAAAAGTAGATGAAGAAGTAACTTTAAACCAAAGTAATAACCAATATACAGCTACTATAACCTTTGAATTACAATAATAATGGCAAAATATCAACCAAAATCAAAATATGAAATAAGGGAAGCAGCACCTGGAGAGTTTATTGTTAAAAAAACTCGTGCTCCCTATTTTGGGTT